GATGTAAAAATCCGGCGCAAACGTATCGGCCAGTCCGATGCGCACCACGGGGCGTGTGTCGCCGTCCGCCGGCCCGGCCAAGGCAACCGGCCACCCCGCCGCAAACGAGAGAACGGCAAGCGTCCCCACAGCCAGCAGGCACCTCAAAGCGGGGAACCAGGACTTGGAGGGCAGCTGCGAAAACAGACAACAAAAAACCGCGAACCCTTTCTTGTCATTGGGTTTTCGCGGTGTTTTCGGCGCTCTGCAAAACAACGTTTTCTCCCGCCGTTTTGTGTGATTGGCGTCCCCATGGGGATTCGAACCCTACACTAATATCAGCGTAATTGGCTTGTTTTTTTAAATTTGCCCCTGTTTTTGCCACTCTTCGCAGCTCGCCTCAACGGCGCAAGGCGCGTTCCGATAGTCTAGCACTTTGCTCTAGGCGCTCGAATTGCCGCCGTCGCCAGCGGTAAAAGCGTCCATTGAAAGCCCCCACCTGCGCGTATGCTTCCTGACTAGTTTTAGGGTGCGAACCATCAGGGGGATTTTTTATGGCAACAACGCCAGGAAACGATTGGCTCACGCCTGTGGTTTCTTCGTCATTGACGTCGGCCGAATTAAAAGGGTATCTGCTCATCGTGGACAACATCATCAAACCGCTCGATGTGGATACGCGCACAAAAGACCGTGCGCGTAGGTAGACGTGTCTACATAAGAGTTGAAGAATTTATGCAGGACTACAACGAATATTTCCGATACCTCTTTTCGTTTGCGGTGGGTGCCTTGGCTCAGTGTCTGATGTATTTGAACTCGGTTAACAAAGCCAAGCCTTTTCTTTGGCTGGAATTCTTTGGGGCAGTGGCCCTTTCTGGGTTCATTGGCTTTCTGATCTGTATGGCGGCGCACTCTTACGGCCTGCCTGATGAGGCCGCGGGAGCGCTGGCAGGCTTGGGCGGCATGATGGGAAAAGATGGTGTGAGTATCTTGAAAGGTTTTTTGGAGAGAGGTGCCCGATGAAATACGGTTTCTTTGACGAAAAGGAGTTGCAGAGTCCAAAAGACCCGAACAAGTCTCCCTTCCCGCACGTTGTCACTGATGAATTGCTGAATTTACTCAATCGCATCCGCCGCGCGTGGGGCAAGCCGATCATTGTCAATTCGGGCTATCGAAGCCCCGAATACAACGCGACGATCACCGGCGCTGTGGCAAACAGCTATCACACGAAGGGTATGGCGGCTGACATTCGACCTGACGATCCGTGCCTGATCCCCGAGCTCCAGGACCTGTGTCTGGAACTCAATAAAGAAGGCGGCGTCGGACTGTACGATTCGTTCGTTCATGTAGACGTGCGTGGGCACCGCGCTCGTTGGGATTATCGACACAAATGAAAGACTACGCTTATGCGATAGCGGCTGGCCTGGCCTTCATCGCGGGGCTCTGGCTGGCCTCTGCGCACTACGAACGAAAAATTGCCCTCATGGAAGCGGCGCAGTATGAAGCACTGCGGGCGGCGGAGAGAAAAAATGCTGAAGGACTTTCGAAAGCAACCAATACGATCAACTTGGCTCAGGCTGAGTACAACGATCTACGCGCTGAGCTTGATCGTGCTCGCGCCCGGATGCGCCACTCGGACGGTAACCGCGCCTCCTCCGGAGATTCCGCAGACGCTCTTAGAAAGCGAGTTGCCCGACTGGAAGGCTTGGTTCAAAGACTGGCTGACTCTGGTTCAGAGTGCGGCCGACTCTATCAGCGATGCGCCAAAAACCACGACGCGTTGACGGAAATTTTGAAATGACGAATCTAGTTTTATCTTACGGATGCGGCGACAAAGCAACGCTCAATGCCGTCTTGTCCGATTTTCGTTCTCTAATAGGAGAGAAAAATGGAGGTAGCTGTAACTGTTAGATGCCCTTGCTGTGGGCGTCGTCTTTTCGACATTGCTTCGCCCCGCCCGGCTAGTGGGGTTTTGTGCATCAAGTGTCCGAAGTGCAAAGCGCTTGATGTCCTGGATCTTTCGTCATATAATAAGGCCATCTCGCAGAGCCGTTCGGTCTCTGCCTCAAATAAGGCCAACGAGCCAACCTCTTAGCGCCGCTCGAGCGCACAACCCAGAGAACCTTGAGTTCCATAGCAAAAGGAGTTTGCTATGGCTGAATTTGCAACCAAAGGCCTCGCCAATGGCGTAGGCATCCCTGCCCTCGTACTGGGCTCCCTCGGTTTCCTCGGTTCCGCGAACAACGGCAACGGCGGCATTCTCGGCGGCATTCTTGGTGGCGGCAACTGCAACCAGGTTTCTGCGCTGATGGCTGAGAACGCCAACCTTCGTGCGGAGAAGTATTCCGACAACAAGGACGCCGAGGTGTACGTCGCTTCGCGCGCTGAAAATAAAGTGCTTCGTGACGAGCTGATGGGATTCATTCGCCCGCTATCCGCGGAGGCCGCGGCGAATCGCGAGCGCATCGCGGTTCTTGAAACCAACGTGTCCAAGAACGCTGAGATTGCTGACCTGCGCGAGAAGCTCGTGCGCAGTGAACTGGGCGGTCGCATCGACTCCGTTGCGCAGGCCTGCAACTGCGGCATCAGTCAGAACTCTGCGGCCATTGCCGCGTTGCAGAACACGGTGAACGGCATCACTCAGACGATCGTCCCGCAGTCCGTCATCTGTCCGCCCGTCATGCCGCGGTACAACTCGTGGACGGCTCCGACGGCGACCGACACCGCACCGGCTACCCAGCCGATTAGCGGCACCGTCAAGGTTCAGCGGAGCTAGCCATGAAGATGCCGATCGGGAATCTGCCCGCGGTGGTTGTGGAATTTGCTCAGCAAGTCCTCATCCCAGCCGCAGAAAAGCAGGGCGGCTCTCTGCCTTTTGCCGTCGGCATCATCTCGGGGCTCGTCGCTCAGCGAGCCCCGGCGATGATCGAAGGCTATCTACCGCTTCTGAAGTCTTTGGGGGCGATGGACGAGCAAAACCGCATCGACGTGGACTTGCTGTACGCCGAAGCCTCAAAGAATCTCGAAGCGCATCCCTTCTCCATCGGGTCGTATAAGCCAGACAAAGGGGACCTGGACGCGCTCAAAGAAATTATGAACCGACACGGAGAGTAGCCATGGAAATGAAGGAACTGATGAAAGCCCGCGCGGAACAGTCCATGCACTGTCTTCTCGAAAAGATCGACAAGTTGTGCGACGAAGCCCGCGATGGCGGCGGACTCAGTAGTGAGGACGTTCGCACGCTCGAAAAAGCGTGGTGCGCAGTAGCCACCATCAAGGCTGTGTGCAAGGAATAGGCGGCCTTGTGAAAGCGAAAATGCCCCGCTTGCTGTTGAGGTAAGCGGGGCATTTTCTTGCGACGGTCTTCAGGCGCCCTTTGTGATCTACCGCAAGCTCGGCGGCAGCTGAGAGCGCTCAACTTCGCTCTCGTAAGCCGACTTGCAATGGCCGGATTGCCAGAAGAAAAGGTGGTCGATCAGCCACATCGGCCACTTGCGGTCTTGCTTAATGCAGGCGTGCCGATAGGCTCTGCTCGAAAGCGTCTCGTCGGCGTAGCCGTTGGGGATCAGCGTGTTGAAGAGCTGGTCCAGCGCGACCAAAAACTGAAAACCGTCAGGATGCCGCATCGGTACTGCCCTCGTAAGGAACCGTCCAAAGCTTCGTCTGCTCTTCGCCCGCGAGCTTCAAAGCGTTGGCAAGCTGTCGAATCGTCGGCTGAGCCACCGAGTTGTCGGCGAGCACCCACGTCTGAGAGGTGGCGTCCAAATCGACGCCGAGGGCAGTAGCCGCCGCCACAGTGCGGCCCATGCGGGTTTGGGCATCTTCGTCGCCGTCGAAGACCATGCCATCGACTTCGACTGTGATCTTGCCCACAGCCTCAGCGCGGTTGGACTTGGCCTGCGCAAGCTTCTGCGCTTCGATTTCTTCGGCCGTTGGCTCAGGCGATTTCACGATCTGAAAGCGCCGCGTGCCGTTGACGGCTTCAATTTCGTCGATCCAACGATCGCCAAATTCGTTGCACCACAAAGCCGCTTCGATAGGATATTCGCCTTCAAAAATCTGATTTATCTGAAAATCCATAATTTTCTCCTAGTACCCCAATGCTTCCCAGTAAAGAGAGCCGCCTCCCCCACCATTGCCTGAGTAGTATCTTGCGATTTGGAAAGATGTTTTGGTTTGATTACTTGACTGAACTCGAACCGAAGACTCGATTCCGCCCACAGGTCCTAAAAGAATTGTGTAGTTTGTAGTGTTTAGCGGTTTGTTCAAAGTTATTGTTACGACTTGTCCGTATGGGGAATTAACAAATCCGCCTTGCTCGACAAATCCATCAGACCAAACTCGATACCAACTTTTGCCACTGCTCCATGTCTGAGTGACGTAGGCTTTCGGCGTCGCAGGAATCGAAGGCTTGTTCAGTAAATCGAGGTAGCTGCCAGAGGTTGCGACCGCATGCAGTCCGAGAGGAATGTCCCCACTTTCGTTCGGCCCCGCGCCGTTCACGGTCTTCACCGGCGCGAACTTGTCAATCGCCTGCTTCGTCAGCGCAGGCGTCATGATCTTCGTCGCATCGGTACCGGCAGCGGCCTCAGCGCTTGAAGCAATCCGCGCCGCGCCAACAGCGGTCGTGGATGCCGCAGGCAGGATCGAAGTGTTGAGCTTGTCGCCCGCCCCGCCATTTTGAAAAAGTTTCTGTAAGAGAATCGGTAAAGCCATAGTTACCCCTCAACAACGACGACGATCTGCGTCGTCTGTGGAATTGCGGATAGGAATCGGATGCTCGTTGCGCCCGCATCTTCGAAGTTCACGCCCTCTAGGGCGGCCAAGCCGTCGAGGAAGACCGACAGGTGGCGGCCGCCGAATGTGTGCGTCGGTACGGCGTACGAGGCTCCAGCGGTGATAGCGCTCGAACGCGACTCATCGACCTGCACGGCCCGCGCCGCACCCGTGCCGCCTTCGGTCACGACGGCCACGATCTGAGTGTCCGCATCGATGACGCTGGTAAACGTCACGGTCGTGGCTGACGCCTCGGTGTACTCGCGGCCTTTCACGCAGAGAAGGCCGTCAAGGAAAACCTGCAACGAGTTCGAGCCGACGGTGTAGGTCGGCACGCCAAAGGCCGTGCCCGCCGCCAAATCAGCGTCGCGCAACGCGCTTGAAAAGACCTTGCGGCTCACACCTGCGCCGCCCCCGGACGAACCGAGGTCAAGGCGTTCGAGCCCTGAGCTGGTCTTGACGTACAGGGAGTCCGCCATTGCTTACGCCTTAAGGATCACCAAGCCGCCGTTTCTCAAATTGGCGGGCACGTTGTCGAGCGACGTGACAACGCACGAATCGACATACGTCTCTTTGATAGTTACCTTCTTGCCCGATGCGGTGATCGTCACGCCTTCGCCCGCTTCGATCTCAAGCGTGTCCTGCTTTGCGGACGCCGTGAGAGTCGTCGTACCGACTTTCACTTTTGCAAAGGCGTTCTGGTTGACTTCCGCGCCGGTTGCAATTCCCGTGAGCTTCGTGCGCTCCGCCGCAGTCATAACGACTTTCTTCGTGCCGTCGGCAATGTCGTCGGCGGTGTTCGAGGCCGTCATGAAGGCGCCTGCGGCCTTCACGTTGTCCGCGTCCGTCTTATCCGCGCCCGTCTCGATGCCTACCAGCTTCTTATGAAGCGCCGCAGTCAGTAGCCCATCGGCGGAATCAGTGGCGGGGTTGTAAGTCGTATCGGTGAACTTCGCGTTCGCAGGCACGCTCGCGGCGATCGTGAACCCCGAATCCTTGATCCGCTTGCCCGACGTGCCGTCAAACACCACGACGTGCGCCGCGACGCTTGAAGCAGGACCGGTCACAGCGCCGTCGAGGTTCGCCTGAAGCACCGCCCAGTCGGAGTTTGCGGCGCTTCCCGAGGCGTAGTCTTTGATGCAGATGATCAGGTCCCCGACTTCGCAGGTGTTGCCCGCGTAGGTACCCGCTTCCTGCACGGAGTAAAGCCAGCCCGCCTTGTAGTTAACCGTCGGCAGGCCGCTCGTGGAGTTGACCACGCCACGGAAATGCTGACCCTTGCCGGCGGCGGCTTCAACCGCCTGTCGGAGCGCGATTATTTCAGCTTCGACCGTGGACGCGCCGCCGTTAACGTCGTTCATCGCCACCGCGTCGGCCAGCGTTTTGGGCGCAAGCGGCGTGTTGGCGTTGCCTTCGTGTGAATAGAGTTGAGTCTTTACGAGACTTTCAGCCATTTCTTAAACCTCTTCCTTGTAAACAACCTTGCGAGAAAGCTCAGCCACAGCCGCCGACGCTTCGCCCGCCAAGGCCAGTGCCTCAGCCACATCGCCCTTGCCCAGGGCTCCAATCCAAACGTCAATCTCGTCGCCTGCCTTGGCGTCAAACGTCAGGCGGAACGCGGAGGAGAACGTATCCTGCGCCCCGACTTCCGTGAAGTTCTGCCCGATTGCAAGGACAAGACCGTTCCATGCGACGCGAAGGTGGTGACGATTCACCAAGTATTTGATGCCAGAAGGGATGGTGATGTCGGTGCCCGCGGGCACATTCGCTGAGAGCGTCCAAAACCTTTCGGCGCACCCCATGCCGTTGGCGATCAGCGTATTGTCGGTTTCCGCTTTTATGCGTCCGATCTGTGTGTCGCCTTCGGTGACGAGCCGCTGATTTTGCTTGTCGCCTTCGGCGGTCACGGCGTCGACGATCCCCTGCTTGTGGTCGAGGATGTCGTCGCGGCTTTGCTTGGCGTCTGCCGCGCTTGCCGCCGCCGCTTCTGCGTAGCCTTTTGCGACGATGGTAGCGGTGTTTGCGGCGTCGAGCAGATTGTTCATCACCTGCGCGGGCGTCTTGTTCTGAGTCACAGGCACGATGAGCGCACGGTCCAAAGTTTCCTTGAGCTGCTGGGAAAGGATGACGCTTCTGTCGTTGGCTTCGTTTAATAGGGCAGGATAGAAGCCACCATTGTTTGTGATCACAATGGGCTGCTCGTACGCCACTTGACTCACGACCACAAGCACCGTGCCCGATGCGGGGGCCGTGTTGACCGTGACCGTTCCGCCGGGACTGTTGTCCTGATCGGCGTTTAGGCTGACTGTGTACTGATCCGTCGTAAGCGACGATTCGGTCTCGCCGTCGAGCGCTACCGTGACGCCCACTTCGGTGGCGTCGAAGACTTTAAAAGCAAAGGGGAAAGCGGTCTGCGTACCGTCGCATGCGTACCGATCTGAGCGGCGGGTCTCGGTCGAAATAGCCATGGGCAACTCCAATACTGTGCCTCGATTTTCGACCGATCCCCCGCATCTCTATGGACACTACTCGGACTTGACCTCTTTGCCCGCAATCGCCCCGCGCACGGCGTTGGCAGCCGAGTCGGGTTCGATCTGCCCTGCGGCAACGCCGGCGGCATAGCTGAGGGGACGCTTGGCTGCGGCAAAAGGAATGCCTGTCACAAGGGTCAGCGCGTCGAGCGTGTTTCTCATCGTGCTGCGAGCATTAACCTCTTCGCCAGTGGCGGCCTTCGACAGTTGCCCCACGGCCTTGAGAGAGTTCTGTATCAGCGACTCGGCTGGGATGCTCACAAGGCGGCTATTGTAGGAGTTCGGCGCGAAGACGACTTGGAACAAGTTTTCCTTGTCGCCCATGGCCTTGGAGAGTTCCGTAGCGGCCGCGTTGACGATTTGGCCGGCAAAAGGCACGAGCGCCACCACGTTTTTGACCACCGGACTGATGAGCAGGCGGGCTGCGTCGTACGCGTCCCAGTCATCGTCGTCGCCAGTGTCAAAGCCCATGAAGGACTCGATCAGTACTTGCGAGAGGATCGACGGGATAGCCAGGATAAGCGCGAAATCGATCATGAACTTGCCGTAGTGGCCGGCCTCGCGGTTCAGGGCCCACGACGTCCCGAGCAAGTTGGCCTGCATGTTGAAGTAGTTATAGAAGACCAAGAGAGTGCGAGCCAGGGGCGAGCCCGTCTCGACGCGCGCCAGCGATTCGGCCTCAAAGGCCGATTGCGTTCTGCGCACAACTGCATCGGCTTCCTGTACTGCTTCGGCGTCGGTCTTGCCAGCGGCCAGAGCTTTTTCATAGCCGGCCATCCACGTGGGCGTATCCACCACCATCTGGATCCACATCTGAAGGAAGTAAGCGTGCCGCATCGTCCAGCCGCGCATTGCTTCGAGCGTCGTGGGCTTTTCGACCTGGGCGATCTTTTGGATGCGCTCCTGGAACTCAAACTCAAAGTTCTCAAGGCGCGCCTTCATGTAAGGCGACATGGCCTTGACGGTGGAAATGTAGCCCTTGGGGTGCGCCGTGTAAGCGGCAAGCGCCCTAACCATAGGCTTGGCGCCCACTTGACTGATTGCCACAGACAAGCCCGTAAACTGCTGTAGCGCATTGATGATGTTGCCGGACATAATAGCCATACCCGCCAAGCCGCGCAGCGCATCGAGCTTTTTGTCAAACCAGTTCGCGGGGGTGCTCACAGACTGCGTGGCAGAACGCCGCAGCCACGGCTCGAGCATTTCGCCGAGCAGCTGCGGGTCGATCTCGTTGAGCCTGTTCTTGAGCTCCTTCGTGTGCAGGATGCGCTGCACCTGCTTGATGGTCGGTGCCATCATCGCGAACTTTGTGGCCTTCTGCACGTGTGAAGACAAGAAGCTCAGGTCAAGCGAAAGAGGTCTGTGCACTTTGGTGCGGGACTGCGTAAAGCCGGGGCGCGTAACCGGCATCTGGTCGAGAAATTCGCTCGAGTTGTCAAAGAGGTCCTGCTCGGCTTGCTTATCGCTTTGCGCCACACGATCGATGTCAGCCGCCGCAGGCACGTAGCCGCCGCGGTACTGCCCCCAGGGAGTCATCACGGGTGAGGCGGGGATCTCTTCGAAGTAAAAGCCGTAGTACTCGCGGAAGGCCCTCTGCGAGTCGGGCTTGATCTGCTCGAGCAAGTCCCAGATCGCCTGCACAGCGTCCATGTCTTTCTTGGTGATGATTCCCTCGTCAAAGCACCGCGCCATGAACATGTCCCAACGGGACGTGTCCATGCGCTGCTCGCCGTCGGGCAATTCGATCATGTCTGCCCACGGGGCGTCGGGTCCACGCCCGCCAAGCAGGAGCTTCTCCTTATTGGAGGCATTGCCCGTGTGCAGAATGGCTGCGATGAGTTCCTGCTTGCGCGAGAACGTGTAGCCGATCTCGGGGGCCTCAATGTCGGTGAGGCTGTCCCATGCCCGGCGGCGGAGCTCAAGAATATCCACGAGGCGCTTTTGAATCTCAACGTTACGGTTGCGATAGCGGGTCGCGGCATTTACAACGGGACGGAAAATGTAGCGGGTAAATGGACCGGCCTCGCCGCCGTCCATAGTCCGGCACCAATCCTCCACGCGGCGCAGGTATGCCTTGGCCGTGAGCCAGCGCTTGACGCGCTTTTCCTTCTTGGTGACAGCGTGCCCTGTCGAGGGCTTGTATTCCTTGCCCCATGCCTTCGCGACAAGAGCCGAGACGGCGTCATCGATGTCCATCGTCTTGCCGTCAAGCTCAACCGTGCGCCGATCGCGGGCAAGCTTCACCAGAGCCTGCAAGTCTTCGAGCATGGAGAGCATCTGTCCTGCGGTCTCGCTACCAGCCTGCACGTCGGCTCCCGTGTAGGGGTGGCGGGCAAGGTAAGCCTGAAGGCCCACAAGAAGATCGGGGTCGTACTTCTTGACCTTATCCAGGTACGTTTCCGCGGGCACCATCTCGCCGGCACGCACCTTGCCGTATCCGCGGTTTGCAAGAATCGCACGGGCAACGGCGATCACATTGACGTCGTAGGTCTTAGAAAGAGCCTTGTCGCTCTTAAAGACCGAGGCCTTGAGTTCCTTGAATTTCTTGGCGCTCTTCTCGGTCTCGACGGCCAGGCGGGCAGCCTCGTGGTAGACCAACTGCTGGCGCTTGTATGCGCCGGCGGCGGCCTTGTCGCCGTTTCGGATGGCCTGGTAAGCCTTTCGGGAAGCACGCGACTCGAGCGCCATCATCGCGCGGGGCGTAAAACCCTTGGCGGGCGTGCGGTCCAGGATGTCGCGGGCGGCACGGCGTGCGGCCTCGGCCAAGACTCTGGAGTTGCTGGTCAAGTCTTTGGTCAGGTACTTGAGCTCAGCGGCCACCATGCGGGCCCGAGCCTCGTTGTGCAGGGCGGACGTGATCGTGCGGTCGATCTCACGCGGGTCGAACAGGTCCGAGCGCCGCGCCAGGCACAGTCGCGTCGTTTCCTCTTCAATCCTCTGTTCCCGATTTTCGGTCGACAAAAGGCCCCTGATCAGCCCCTTCGCACTGGAAAACCGCGCCATGGGCTCAAGGGCTGCGCGGGCCTGCTCAACAGTCATTCCACTGTCTTCAATCACACCCATTGTGCGTAGCTTGGCCACGGTCTGCTCCGTAAAGCCAAGCTCACGCACGCTCTGGGCCGAGAACTTGAAGTTGTCCAAAGCAAAGTCTTTGCCGCGACTTGACAGAATATCGAGCGCGATGAACTCTTTGCGCCCGTTGAGACTGCGCTCTACACCCTCTCGCACCTTGGCGCGGTACTCCTTGGCTTCCTTGTTCTTCTCGCGAAGGAGCTTGCCTCGCTGAGTGTCGTACCACTTGTCGTCTTTGGCACGCCTCTGGACGATCTCTGCCATGCCCTCTTCGTCGGCCTCTTCGCGGGCGCGTTGCATCTCGAGCCAGTCGGCCTCAGACATGTCCGCGGGCTTGGTGTCAAAGAGAGGATGCAAAGACTCGGCGGCCTGGTACTCGTTGACGGCCTTTTCACTCATGACCATCCGGTCGAGCACCTGACGCACTTCGGCCGAGAGCGCCGGCAACTCCTCGCCGATTTCTGCGCGGTAGCGCTCCTGCGTAGCCTCGACGACGCCGCCCGTGAAATTGCGGTAGACGTCGCGGATGAACTTGCCCAGGTTGATAAAGAAGCGCTTCAAGCCCTTGGGTGCTTTCGCTTCGGCCAAGTACTGCTCAACCCACGAGGCAAACTGCTCGTGATACTTGCGCTGACCTTCGAACCCAAGGGCGTCCCAAGATGCGACGTCGGCGACGCCGAACTGCTTGAAGAGCGCCGCCACGTCCTCGCGGATCGAATCGTTGGCCTGTCCGGTACGCACCAGATCGATGAGCGTGGCCATGTACCAGTGCCCCATCTCGTGCGAGAAGGTCGAGAGATCGGCGTTGGGCGTGAGCGTGATGCGGTTGTCCGCCGGCGAGAAAGAACCCCGAACAACACCTGCCCTTGCGCTTTGTTTGAGCGTAGAGATTTCTTGCTCTTGAGTTTCTCCAAAGTTAGCAGTCGCCTCTTCCCCCTTCTTTCGGCCTGCAATAGCGCCGGGGAAAGCTTCACCGGTCACCTCATCAGCTCCGTTCTTGACATCTCCTTCAGTTCGAGGAACAATATTCTCCTGAGAGTTGTCAGGACCGGAAAAGTTGTCGCCTCCCGGCGTGCGCTGATCCTTTTCAGCGTGAACGGATTGTGAGGAATCCCCGATTGTTTCGGGGTGGGCGTGCACAGGCAACTCAGCCCTAGCCAACTTTGGATAGGGCTTTTCTTTTGTGGTTTTGTTCAAGGACTTGTAGAGCTGAAGACGACCATCCGGAGTCTTTTCTACCTTAACGACCGCCATGTAGGATGCGTCATACTTCCTGACAAAGATCGCAGCCTCTTTCCCGCCCCTCCTATCAATGATGACCTCATCAGGTTCTGAGAGCATCTCTTGCAAACGCATGTAGTCAGACAGAGCGATGTCTTGTGGATGATGATTAACAACATGATCCAGGAAATATCCCTTCCCTGAATAAACGCGGTTATCCGTAATGTCTGAAGAGAAAATGCTCTTCAAAAAGCGTTCAGGGACAAAGGCAATCGGTTCCAGTTGGTTCCCAAACTGCAAGATAATCTCGTTGAGAGACTTACCCTTGGCTGCCGTGACGGCATCTTTAGAAAGCCACCGCTTGAGCGTTGCCTGAAACTCACTCTGCTCTTGAATTGAGCGATTTTCACCCTGGTAAAACTTACCCACGCCGCCGTCAGCAACAGATGTGCCACCACTTGACTTGATGGCGATACTCGGCGCGTACGATTCGATAAAGCGTGCGGCGGGAATGCCCGTGTCGTTCACGAGCTTGGCCACCATGTTGGCGACCAGGGACGCCTGCGTGCGTGCCTCGTTATGCCGCATGCCGGCGGCCTGAAGGCCGTTGCTCATCTGTGCCTTAAAGGCATTGATGGCGTCGCGATCCGCCTTTCGGCGTGCCTGCTGTTCTGTCGGCAACGCCGCCTCTTGGGCGTTCGGGTCAAGCGCAGCCTTGATGGCGTCGGCTCTCAGTTGCTTGTATGCCGTTTCAACCTGCGCGGCCTCGTACTCTGAGAGCCCGTCCTGATTGAATCGCACGTGCTGTCGCAGGGCCAGGCCGAGGTTCGTGCTCCCGAGCTTGGAGGCGAACTTGGCCAGAGGCACGCTCACGTCACCGCCCACGGCGGCCTGCTCGTTGACCTGACGGGCCATCTCGGGGAACGCGGTCTGCAGCTCTTCAACCGAGACATTCTGCTCGATCATCGTCTGGCGCAGGCTCTGCGCGTCGATCCACACGGTGTCTGCGCCTGCTTCCTTGGCCTGCGAGTCGAGCACTTCCTCGGCCACCTCGGGCGAGGTCTTGGCCGCCTGGGAGGCGTTGTAGTTGTCGAGGATGCGTCCCAACGCTTCGGCGTTTTGCTTGGCCACACGGACGCGGTTCATGTTTGCCACGATTGCCGGGCCCGCCGAGATGCCGCCGAGTACCACCATGGCCTTGGCCGTCTGCACGGCCACCTCGCGCAGGCGATCAACGAAAGCCTCCGCCGTCAGGTCGCTGTCGATTCCGGACCACGCTTTGCCAAGCTCTTCGCCTGCAATCGCGTTAACTTCCTGAATGACTTCCGTCACCACTTCCTGCCCGGTGCCGACGGAAAGCATCTTGGCCGCGTCGCGCAGAGCGCCGAGGGTAGTGATGTTCTCGAGGGACTCGACAGTCTTGGGAGAAAATCGTTTAACCAAAGGCCGCAGGGCTGGTGCCGCCGCCTTGCCAAGCAGGTGAAGGCCAACCATTTCCGTCAGGGCGTTGGCAAAGCCAACGCCCGTGGCGATGGTGCGTGCCTTGTCGTAGTCAACCCCCTCGTCGTACTGCTCCTTCAGGTTGAGCCCGCCCTCGATCACATACGTGCCGTAAGCGGCAGACCCGATGGCGGTCGCGCCAAGAAGCGTCTGCCCCGCCACGGGGATGGCGCCCGCAGCCATTGCCGCGCCGCCCAAGGCCGCCGTTGCCGCGCCGCCCTCAAGGCCTTCAATCATCCCTCGGTACATCGTGCCGACGACCTGCGAGGCCGAAAAGAAAAAGCCGTCATCGCCGGCCGTCAGATCCTGCATGCGCTGATCGCGCGCTTTGTCGGCCTTGAGAAAACCTTCACTCGGCTTTGCGTTGCCAAGACGCGCCCAATCCGCGCCCTGCTCGGCCACCATATCGCCAACCTGAAAGCCGCGGGAGATCGACGAGCCGATCTCGCCGATCTCGTTTTCAATGCCCTCAAAGAAACCGATGTCGGTTTTGAGAACGGCGGCGTCGTACGGGTTTTTGACCGCCCACCGAGCCACGGACGGCGCACGCGACAGAGCACGCTGTCGGTCGGCCTTCTCGGCCAAGGTCTGCATGTTGTCGTAGTTCAGGTCAACGGCCGTGCGGGACACGCCCAGATCCTTGGCAATCTGTCGGGAGCGTACGGCCTTGGCTTCATTTCCGCCCATGGCGTCTGCCGCAGGGCAGATCAGCTTTTGCTCCTGATACTTGAACGGGTCAAACTCGCGCTCAGGGGCTTTTTGTTCGGGGACCAGCATCTGATCGACGCCGTCTGTCGCCACAGCTTCATTCGTCTCTTGCATCACTTAGTCCTGTTCGGTGCTCTGTTTTCCTTTGACCACGGCCGAGGGCGGGGCCTTCTTGGATTTGAAGAGGCTGTAGACAAGCATGGCCTCAACGGTCTGGTTGTCGACCTTGTGGTAGATGCCCTTGCGGGCGTCCTCTTGCATGTAGTCGGACACCTTCTTGCGTGCCTCTTCGAAAAGATCCGACGGCCAGCCAAAGCCTGTGGCTAGGGAGATGAAGGCCCGCTTTTGCGTGTCGTTGAGGTTCTCCCACGTCGGCATGCTGTCCAGGCCCGTAATGTCCTTGAAGTCTTCGACGCGCTTGGCGTAGTAGTCCTTTGCGCCCTGCTCGTTGACGGCCCTGTATTCCATGAGCGTCTGCGAGACACTCTGATCGGGCTTTTCAAGGATGCGCGAGTACATGGGCGTGTCGCTGAAGAACCCGGGCGTCTCGGTAAAGATCGTGGCGACAATGTCCTGTCGCTGTTCCTTGGGGATACCGCCCTTGTAGTTGACGGCCGCCTGATCGTAGGCGATCTCGCCGGCCTTGAGGATTTTCTTGCCCTTGGGCGTCGACGGGTCGATTTTGTCCATCTGCATGCGCAGCTTGAGCTCCTTTTGGAACTGCTTGTAGTTGCTGTTGCCGTACTTTTCCTGCACGGTCTGCAAGCGCGTGTAGTCGGCCTTGCTCAGTTTGTGCGCGTACTGCTCGAGCGAGGTCAGGGAGAATTCGTCGGGGTCGACCCACTCCAGCCCCTCGAGGTAAGCAAGAGTCTGCGAATCCGAGTTCGCCGGCGCTTTGCCGTACTCCAAAAAGACGCCGTCACCGTCGAAGAGCGAGGTGTACTTTTTCGGGTCGAGCTCCTTGAGCTCTTGCTTGACGAGGGTTGGAATTGCCTGGCGGTTGGCGTAGGCCTTGTAGATTTCGTTCGTCAGCTCGTCGACGCGCTCTTTGCGGGCAACCTCGACCGTATCGTAGGCATCCTCGACAAGCTTGCGCACCTTGCTGCGAATCTCGGGAGCGGCACGCGAGTCAACCTGCGCCAGAGCGTCTTGCTTGATGTAGCCCTTGGAGAGGATGTTTCCCGTCAGGTTCGTGATCGTTTCGGCCTCACGGCGGCTGTCGATGATGTCGTTAAGCTTGCTGATCTGCGCCGGCGTCATCTCCTGACGGTAGCGCTTGAGGTAGGACTTGCCCGCGTCCGATCCCTGAGCGTCGACGATGTCGGCGGCACGCTCGAGGTGCAGAGGACCGAGTACGCTCGCATAGTCCGCGGGCACCCCCTTGCGTTTTGCCTGTTGGCTGACGGTTTCGCGCAGAAGATAAAAGCCCGATTCGGACTCGGCGGGGTCTGTCGAGAGAGCCTTGCGCCCCGCACGCTCGAGCTTGTCTGCCTCAACTGCGGCCGTGTAGGCCTGCTGTTGGCGGACCATCCATCCGTCAACGTTGCCGCGCAGACCCTGGCGCATGCGGGATGAAATCTCAGTGATCATCATGCGCTGTTTCTGATTACCGGCCTTGGCGATGATGGCGGCGGCGCGGGTCTGATAGCCATCGTCCATTTCCTCGGCAAGACTCTTGCCGTCGGGGCGCTCAAGCGCATTGACGCCTTCGAGCTTTTGGTAGCCCTTCTCGCCATAGGTAAGATCCTGCACCACGTCGTCGAGTTGGTTCGTGAGGTCCATCACGCGCGTACGATCGACCTCGTCCTGGTACTTTTGCATGGCCTCCGCAAACTCTTTCTGATGGGCGGCGTAGTCTGCCGCCCGCTCATTCGCGGGGTTGTTCTGTAGGGGCGCGGAAACAAGGCCCATCTCCATCGGACGGGTTACCTGCACTCCCTGGGAGTAAGGATTAGGTACCTGCATGTTTGCCATTTACGTCACCACGAGAAGTTTCCGGCAATGCTGAACGCCTGCCCGTTGTCGCTTGCCGCAGAGCTCAGATTGCTCAAGTCGATACTGCCGCCCATCGAAGAGCTTGCGCTCGAGCCGCCACCAAAGCCGCTCATGCTCATCGCATTCATCGATGCGCTCACCAGTTGCGAGAGGGCCGCGGCCCACGGCTTGATGTTGGAGGCCGTCTGACGGATTGCCATGGCTTCGGCACGCGAATTCGTTGCCGCCCGGCGGTAACCAAAAGAGGCCGTGACGGCGTTGGCCAAGGCCTGGTTCACATTCATCTCTTTGGCGATATCGATGCTCGTCAGAACTCGGGCGCTCGAGCCCACGCCTACCTGAAGACCCGAGCCGCCCATGCTGGCGCGTTGGGAGCCCTTGGCCTGGCCGGCCTGGAAAGAGATTGAAGCGGCCTGCTGGTAGCCCGCACGCATCGCATCATCGGCGGCGGTGTCGAGCTGCTTGGTCTGCATGTCCTGAAGCTGGGCCTGCATGTATAGGATGCTTCTTTGATAGCGGGCCTCGTGCCAGGCCGTGAAGACGCCGACGGAGGCTTGCGAGCCCGCATAGCCCCACTTCATGCCCTGCACGAAATCGGAGCCGCCCGTTGGCATCTTCTCAATGCTATCGCCGACGTTTTGGAAAGCCCCGTAGGGTGTCATTTGAGAGTAGCCCGATTGCGTCAGGCCTGTGAAATTGGAAGGCATAGGGGTACCTCTTGAGTTTGCCAAGAAGGTACCCCTTCTGATCGCTCTTCTATGGACGGTTAGTAGTCGACCTTTAACGTCACACTCAACACCTCGAGCGGCAAGGGGTTGCTCTGTCGCAGGCAGATCGCGCCCGAGTCCGTCCACTTACCATAGAGCTGTAGGTCGATGACACCGCTTACAAGACTCGGAGGCGTGCCCGGCTGTTCCGTGGTGCGTTGCTTGTGCTCGATCATGTCGGCTTCGTCGAACGACGGGCCGGCAAAGATGCCGCTTGACTGCCGCACGCGGATGAACGCTCGGCTCACGTTCTTCGTGTTGCCCGTCCCGTACCCGGGGATGGAGAGCGTCACTGGCAGGGTCTGAAGGTCCGACGTGTACGGCAGACCTACCTGCACCACGCTTGCCGGCGCGTCCAGGGTGATCTTGCCGTCGACCACCGTCTGCTGCGGGCGCACCGCGCCGTCGGCAAGGATCGAAACGGTCTTGCCCTCGAGCCACGTCAGGCCGCTGATCTCGGTGGTGGCGGGCCCCTTGTACTGCCCCGCGCAATCGACGAAGACCGCATCCTCGAGCTTGACGATCTGCCGCGAGTTCATGCGTTCGATATAGCGCACGATCTGCCCTTGAATCTCACGGCGCACCACACAGTAGAGGCGGTCCTCGCCGTCTTCGATCACCGAGGTGCAGGACTCGAAAGACCCGTCCGTCGCGTGCTGATGCCACGCGCCGATGGCCTGCTCGGGAATGTACGTCATGCCCAGCAGTTTGCCGTCGGAGGAGACAAACCACATGATGGGCGTGGGGCTTCGCGACTGCGCCGAGTCGACGATCGTCTTGAAGTCAAAAAGATGCGCCGCTCTCAGGGACATGTCGCCTGGCACGTATCCGCCCTTTTCGTACTGATACCCGAGCTCCCACACGTGAGCGCCCGCCGCACCGACATACAAGACCACGTTGTTGACCACCAGGGGCCGCACCGTCGTGGCTCCTACGGAAGACTGCACCACGGCGTTCACGGAATCGGGCGTGATGGCGTCCGAGTTCTTCGTGCTGATCACGGCCACCGAGCCAGAGGTCAGCAGGATCATCTGCCCGAGGCTGACGATGTGCTCGATGGAGTCGAACTCATTGGAAGCCAAACGCGCGTAAACCTGATCATCGTCTTTGTAAGGCAGGCAGTAGGACATGTCGGTCTCGGTCCCCGTGCGTGTCATCACAAAAGCCTGCGGGTCCATGGCCATGCCCGCGAAACATTTGCGCTGTTCGAAGTAACCCACGGCGGCGGGGTAGCTGCCACCCTCCGACACAACGGGATCGAGGACTGCGCCCGTACCGGTTGTGGAAATCACCCGAATCTGAGGATCGGTGTAGCCTTCGCCGCCTTTGAGAACCTTGACGCTCGCGATGGCCCCGTCTACAACCTGCGCCTCAAGCTCTGCGCCACGCCCCGTGCTGTCGATGACGTTCAGGGTGATGCCCGTGTCCAGGCGCTCGAGCTCCCACGTGTAGCGGTAGGTCATGTAGTTCTTATAGCCCAGAGCGCCATATCTGAAGTACTCCGTGTAGATGCGCAGAGCGGGCTTCTTGTAGCTGTTGCCGGCCTCGGTGATCGTCACGGACGTAACGGTGGCATAGGTGTACGTGAACGTGTCGTAGCCTTCCACTGAGTCCGACACTTCGTAGGTTCCCGTCCCCGTCACGAAGGTTGCCGACACCTGAGCGCCCGAACCCGTGCCGGCAAGGTCGACGATCTCAATCAGAGTCTTGTCGATCATTGCCTGCCCCGAGGAGCCTCCGCTGTATGAGGTTTGCGGCCTGCCGGGGTTGGAGATGTTCCCGCTGAAGGGGAGCGTGCGCGGGTTGCCGCTCGTGTCGTAGTAGCTCGAGCATTCGTCGGGCTTGTCCAAGGCAAAGGCCTCGGGCAGCTTTGCGCCGTGCAGATTCTGAATGTAGCCAGATCCGCCATTGGTGACGGTCACAGAAGTGATGGCGTTTGCGGCCTTGAAGACTTCGTCAAGCCGTCTGGGCGTGACGTCCGTCTCGGGCGCGATGCCGTCGTCGATGATGGACAGGTCCTCGGTGTCGCCGATGTAGCCATACAACCCGCCCTTATTTTTGTACACGCGGTAGAACGACGCGCCCGCGACGGCCTCCCAACTGATCTCAACCGTGGTGCCCGTGGCGTAAAGGTTCGCGGTCACCGTGACCTTTTCGGAGGCAGGGCCCTCCTGCGTCTTGTCGGAATTCAGAGCGCTGACCTTGTAGTCGAACGCGTACTTTTCCGCGTTGCTATCGTTGTCGGCGCTCGTCTTGCGCCTGGCGCTCACCCCCTTGGGCGCGTCAAGCTTCAAGCCAAAATCGGGAGCCTCAACGCGCCAGTCCGTCAAAGAATAACGGCGCATCTCTTGGGGCGGGTAGTGCGGATGCACAAACGTGAGCACGTCGTTGCTTTGCACATAGTGCAGATCAAATACGTCTTTGGCGTCCCAGGGCGTGGCAATCTCATAAGGCTCCCCGCCCTCTGCTAAGAGCGTCGCGCCCATTGTGTGAAAGCGGGCGTACTTGTCGCCGAGCTCAATCACACAGGTCTGCTCCGAGTTGAAGCGAAACGGGATCAAGCGCACAGGCTTGTCCGAGTACTTGGCGGCATTGACGTAGGAAAAGCCAGGCCGATTTTGGACCACGCCCTGCGGCAAGACCAAAAAGTTCGAGCACTTGGCAAGGCCCGTCTGGTACTTTTGGTCATCCATGCGGCCGTACATGGACTCGGACAACTCTCCGCCGGCAAAGGAGACTTGGATGGCTTTAGTCGTAGACATAGGCGCCTCCCGTCAAATCGCCCGTGTAGTCACCCATCAGCATCGTGACCTGCTTGTGCTGAACGCGCTGTTGGATAACGTCCGCGCCGATCGCTTTTTGGATCTCGTACTCGTAGAGCTTGAGCTGATCCTGCGCCTGGCTGATTCCGCTTGAGCCGGGCATCAACGCCCCCGCCAGAAACGCCGCCAGACGGTGCGTGAGGGCCGACTCGAAGTAGGCCGTAAAGGTCGAAGCGTTGACTTCGCCCGAGACGTACTTGGCCCACATCGAAGGCTGGTTGCTGATCACGCATCGCACGCCGCCGATCTGCTCAATGTTGTACTCGACGGGAAGGTTGCGGTTGTCCTGCGAGTAGGCCTCAACGAGGTACAGGCAGTCGGACGGCAAGACAAACGCGTACTTGTCGGTCTCCCCCACGACTTCCGTGGCAGAGCGCGGCAGGGTGCCTCGCTTAATGGAGAAAGAGAACGGGAAGGCTGTCAGGGCTTCCTTCAGGGCCATCGGGTAGAAGCGAGCGCAATGGTCGGCCTGCGCCGAACCCTCGGGCGGATCGATTGAAGAGACGGTGCCGCGGTCACCAAGAAGAACCAAAGCGCGGTTGCAAATGTCGACGACAGTAGCCATCTTTTACCTCATACGAAAACGGGGGCACCAGGCCCCCGCGACACAGGCCGTGGCCTGCGAGATAGAAGGATCACACCCTCTTAGTTTGCGGCATAGTCTTCGATGCCCTTGGCCGACGTGGCCGCGAGCGTAAAGCCCGCTTCCAGGGCCCCGCCCATGCTCGTGCCCGTGGCCACAAGCTTGAGGTAGCGGCCCACGCCCGGCGGCACATCGATGACGGCCTGGGTGCCGACGTCGGAGTTGGCGGCAATAGAAGCGGTGCCCACGGCGGCGAACGTGGCGTTGTCGTCGCAGGCCTGCAGCTCAACCTTCGTGGCGGCCGTGGCCTTCGTCGTGACGGTCACGACAAAGACGCCCGGTCCCTCGGCAATGCCGGCGGCACCGAGGTCGAACGTATCGGAGGACACGCTCGTGCCCGTGAGGGTCATCTTCGTGTAAAGGTTTTCGTCAAAGCGCATGATCGTTTTCCTCCTTACTGAACCTGAGTTTCAGAAGTGCTGATCGCGTCACACACTTCGATGGGAATGCCGAAGAAGCTTGTCTGGAACTGGCCCGCTGCCTGGGTGATCGACAGGCACGAGGCGGACTTATCCAGAGCCGCGAGCTCGAGCACGGTCTTAACGTCGCGAGCGACGTAGATCTTGAGCTTGGAGAGGTACTTGGCTTCGATCATGTTTTTGGCTTTGATCATGGCATTGATCAGGGCGTCGCCCGTGGTGGCCGTGCCCGACAGGGCCACGTTACACACGCGGGCGCAACCGCGCCAGTCATCAAGGATCGTGCCGGCCTGCCACTTGTAGTGCGTGCGGTAAGCCTCAAAGAGCGAGCCGTCTTCTTTGGTGATCGTCACCTGTCCCTTGTCGGACTTGTTCAGGCCAATCTTCGAGCCCTTCGGGTAGATGCCATGGAAGACGTCGTGGCTGATGAAGTAGATGCTCGTGAGGTGGTCGCCCGTGCCGCCGCAGCTGATCACGTTGCGCGAGGAGGCGGGAGCCTTCGCACCGGGCAGGCGGTTGTAGCGGGCCGCGATACCCATGAAGCGCTCGGGGTTCTTGGTGGTGTCACCATAGAACATGGTCTCAGCCATCACCTGCCCCATCGCTTCGATGAAGGGGCGGTCTTCCGAGAGGCGAAACGCAGCCGTGTTGCCGTTCAGATCTGCAATGTCCTTGTCGACCTCGGCGTAGGCTTCCAGGTTGCCGCACGTATCCGTGACCTGAGCGGTCGTGGACTTGGAGGGCTGCACGCCGCCGTAGAGCTTGCGCCACGTCGGCGTGGGCAGGCCCGTGCGAATCGTGTGCAGGTAACCGTCAGCTTTATTGCATTCAACAAAGCCCAAGTCGTTCAGAATGGGCAACTGCTTGTTGAGGATTTCAGCGATCGGAGCGATTCGACCCTCGCCGTCAAGGCGAGAGGCCAAATCAGCAAGCGTCGCGTACTTCGTGGAAGTGAGAACAGCCATTTTTCACCTTGCTGGTTAGGGTTAATAATTAGTTCATGTCCGAATGGTCGTAGAAGTTCTTGAGCACGTCGCGCTGTGCCGCCGTCTCGCCGCGCACGACCACGTCGTCGGAGACGGACTCCTGGATGCGCTTGAACGCGCGGATCACGCCCGGGTGGCAATCCAGGCCAAGCTTGACGAAGAGGCTGCGCGTCTCTGGGTCGACGAACTTGGCGAAGGCCTTGCTGGCCGTGGCTTTAGTTGCCGCCCAGTTCGCGCCGCCCATTTCCTTGTCGGCGCGGCCCTGAGCCAAGAATGCCTTGCGCACTTCGCCCAACTGCTCGGCCTGACGGGCCGCGAGAACGGGCGTCATCTTGGCCGTGATGGTGCGGAAGGCCTCTGGCGAAACCTTCAGCTCACGGCACACATCGGCGAGCTGGCCCACGGCCTTCGTATCAAGCTCCATGCCCTCGGGCAATTCGATCCCGTCCGTGGTGTACTCGGCCGCCGCAGGAGCGGCCTGCTGTTCTGGCTCTGCCCCGATGCCGGCTTCATCAGCCTCGGTCTGGGGCGCGGTCTGGGGCGCGGTGCCTTCAGCCGCAGGGGCTTGGGCGGGAGCTTCAACACCGATGCCGTCTTCGACAACTTCAGTTGCCGGCGCTTCGGTGGTTGCGATTTCTTCAGTCACCTATCGGACTCCTTGAAAATTTGGTAGAAGAGTGATTCATCGACGCTTTGCAGGCGGCGTGCGATCGCAAGGCCCGCATCGCGGCGTCCGGAAAGAAGCGCCATCGATGTCGGATCTGTGGAGCTCACCGACTCGAACAAGCCCGTTTGATCGAGGATCCACTTGAGCGCCCTGCGTCCCGTGGTTGTGGATAGGACAGAACGCAGGTCCGCGTCGAGCAGCCCCTCGCGCTTTTTGGCCTCCAAGGCTTCGAGCTTGATGCGCTCCTGTTCGGCGAAGATGCCCTCTTCTTGCGGCAAAGTCTGATCCATGTCTTGCTCCCTGTATGGACACCATTAGTAAGCGGGCTCGGCCAAGGCCTGCTGGAGCCCTTGTGAGTCGGCTGCGGATCCCACGTCCTTCATCACCTTGGCGGCCTCGGCAAACTGCTGTTGCTGAGCCAAGGCCTGCTGTTGCTCGGCGCGAGTCTGACGAATAAGGGCAAGCTTTTGGCCGGCCACAATGAGCGAGGGCGGCACGCCATTCATATCCGCCAGCTCATCGATCACAGCGTCGGTGTCGAGTTTGTCGAGAGCCGTCGGATTCATCTGCGCCAGAGCGCCGATCTGCGTGACCGCATTGACGATGCCCTGCATGCTGGCGTTCTTCTGTTGCTTGGCCAAGACGCTGATGTACTCGACGCTGAGGTTGCGATTGAGCAGTTCCTCTGGTGGGTTCGGGGGAAGCTCGTCGTTTTCGACCATCAAGTTGAAGGTCGTGCTGACAAGCGGATCGAGCAACTCGGAGTGCAGGCGCTCGAGCACGGGACCAAGGAGCAAGACCTTTTCTTGCTCGAGAGCCTGCACTTCCGTGGCCGTACGCTGATCGCCCGCGCTGGCGGCGATCATCTGGAAAACGTTCGCAAAGAAGTAACGCTGAATCTCCTGCTTGCGAGCCATGATGAGGGCCTGCACGGCATTGGCGTCGCCCGCAGGCTCCCAGGCCACGCGCAGTGCAGGCTGGTCCTGCGTCGTGATGGGGATGAGGCCACCGGGCCGAAACTCGGAGAGCGTGCCCTTGTACGAGGCGGGGTAGCTGCGCGGCGGGTTCGTCTGGTAATCCACGAGCGTGGCGAGGCGGCTTTGCAGTCGCTGCAGAGACTTGCTCGCCGACAGGGCCCGAGCGCCGGGGCCGCGGCCGTACACCGAAGGACCGCACGTCATCCACCGCGGGCACATGACGGGGAAGGTATCAAAGCCCGACTCAGAGAGGAGCGAATCGTCCTGTCCCTCTTCGAAGTAGATCGACTTGAATGGCTTGTTGAGCTTGTCGCGCTTGGCCTCGTCGCGGTCCCATCGCGGCTCAATGGCGTGGACGATATCAAAGCGCTTGAACGGGTCGGCCTCGTAGGCGGACTTGACCTGGGATGACACCTCGTCCAGACCCCACTGCTGAACCATCTGCTTGGCGGTCATGCGAAACCTGCGGTACATCGTGTCGACCGTACCGTACGGGTCGGCACTGAGCCAGTACTCGCCGACGGTCAGGTTCTGCAAGGCAAGCAAGCGGCTCGGGTGCGGCTTGATAATGGTGCAGGCCTGCCCGAAAGCGGCAAGCTCAACGTAGGACTGATGGAGCGCGTTGTACGCTTCGGCCTTGGCAAAGCGCAGGAGCATTCGGTGCTCGAGCTCCGCGAGGTACTCCTTGACGCCCGGCACTTTGTCGAGGTCGGGGTCCATCGTCGTGAGCTTGAGCCACGGGCGAGAGGGCGAGGAGACGCCGCTGAGCAACCCCGCTGCCAGAATGTCGGCGCAGCACGTTGCCTCGGCGTCATAGAGTCGCGCGTAGCGTTTGCCGCCTTCGGTCTGCTCTTCGCCGGGGAAGACTCCGAGATCGGGCACAACGTAATCGCGGATGTCTTGCCATAACGGCTCCCATTGGCTCCGCTGGTCCTTGAGCTCCTGGAAGCGCTGGCGTACGCTTTTGGGATCCGTCACGGGCATGGTTACAGGCCTCCGCCCAGAAGACTATTGCCCTTGCCCAGCTTTGTCGGGTCAATAGGCGCGCCCGCGGTGCCCGTCAGGGACGTGCTCCCCATGCCGTTGGACGTGTTTGACTGCAACAGCGAATCGATGTCGGGCTGGCGCTGGTTCGCTTTATTGCGGGTCTGCTCTTCCTGCTGCGCCGTCTGGCGCTGAAGCTCGAGCTGCTTTTCCGCGAGCTCCTTCTGATCCCGAGACTCCTTCATGCCCAAAAGACTTTCGACCGTGCCAAGAAGGCCGCCCGTGATGGCTCCAAAAACGCTGCTACCCATGACGCAATTTCCTAAAGTAGGTTACCTGTTTTTCGAAATGCTCACGCCGCGCCAAGGCGGCATCAAGCGGTGAATCCTCATCCGTCTGCCATTGGAAAGTGGTTGCGCCCCGCTCGTAGGCCAGGCGCTCGGCCCGGATGAAGAGTCGGCCGCCGACGCCCGTCGGACGCCAAGGCTTGGACACGAAAAGCGTGTCGTTCGTTGCGATCCACTCGTCCGTGTGCATGTGCCGCAGGATGAGAACGCACACAAGGCCCACGGGCTCGGCACCTACCTTGGCCACAATGCAGAAAGACGGCGTGCCCGCGAGGGACCGATAGAACTCTTCCTGCAGCTTGAGCTTGGTGCCGCGCATGCCCGACTCCGCGAAGTTCTCTTCGATGAGCTCACGACAGGAGCGCGTCGCTTCCAATGGCGAAATGACTTCAAATTTCATGAGCGCATCCTCCCATGGTTTGCGTCTCGTCTATGGACACTATCGACGCCAAGCGCGGTCAAACTCGTCGTCCGCGTCCCAGTCCTGATGACGATCACCGTAGATCTGGCGCTCGAGGTTGCGATCGATGGCGGGGCGCACGGGGGCGGCGAAGGTCAGGCAAAGAGCGTCGGCAAGGTCAGGTGAGCGTCCGATGCGCTCTTTGATCCTTTCCTTTGGCTCGAGAATCTTCTTGCCTGCGGGGGTGTATCCATACGTTGGCGCGCAAAGGTCTGCCTGCAACTGCACGCTCGAAGGAATCGCGCCTCCTGATCGGAGCCACTCGCGGACACCCCACCACATCTCCATCCGGCGGTTGTGATGCTGAGGGTCCACGGCCTGGCCGCCGAAGGGCACCTCAGTAACGTCCATCCCGAGATGGTGAAGGCGGTCGATGACACCGGCACCGGCACCCGCGTCGATGAAAACAGCGTCAGGCTTGAATGCCACCATCTCAATTGCCACGCGGTCGGCCACGGCCTGCGTGTCGAACTTGCGGATGACGATAGGCTCAAAGGCCGCAAGGCCCTGGCGCTTAAAGATGACGCTTGCGTCGTCGCCAAAGCGAGCCACGTCCACACCCATGATGCGCGGCGCGAAGGCGTAGTCCTTTTCTTCGTAGTGTCGACCGGCTGCAGCGCGCACGTCGTCGATGCTGATGAGTGCGTTGTTCGCCGCGGCGTTGAAGTCGCACAGGAATTCCTGCCTGAACTCGTTCTCGCTCATTTCCTGCCGCAGGGCCTCAAGCTCCTTGTCGGGTATCACGTGCGTCTGCTCGACGCTGTAGAGCATGGACACCCATTCGGGATCACCTTTTCCCATGAGCTCGAGCGCCTTGTCGTACGTCTGGGAGAAGAGGTTGACGCCCTTGGGTGTGCCGATAAAGACGGCCCAGCCCCCACGGTCTGCAAGGGCCGGGCGGAGAATCTCGCCCCAAACTTCGGGCTTCATCTGAGCCACCTCATCGAGCACGACGCCGTCGAAGTACAGGCCGCGCAGCGCGTCGGGGTTGTCGGCGCCGAAGATGCGGATGGTCACACCGTTGGGCAGAACGATACTGAGTTCGCCCTCGTTGACCTTGAGCCCTGGGATAGGGGCCGTGTAGTGCTTGAGGTACGACCAGGCGATGGCCTTGGCCTGAATGCGAAAGGGCGCAAGGTAGGCGTAAAAGCCGCGCTCCTTGCCGTCGACGATGGCGCGCTTGATCAGGTGGTTGACCGCCAGAACCGTTTTGCCCATGCGTCGATGCGCCACCAGCACGGCAAAGCGGTGCGTCTCGAGCTGGCGGTGGATTTCGTCCTGCGGAAGTCTAGGCTGGTACGGGATTACGATCTCTGTCATTCGTCTGTCTTCTCGCCCCACTTGAAGGTGACATCGCCCGACAGCGCTTTGGTGACCATCTCGACGGGCTTCTCGCCGATGGTGTCGCGAATGGCCGAGAAAGCCTTGGTGTCCCCGTCCAGAGCCGTGCCGATCATGGCGGCCACGATGGCCTCGGCGTTGGTGCAGCCAAGCTGCTCATTGCGGGCCGCAAGGGCCACGTTAAAGAGCTCCCTGAAGGTCTTGCGCTCACGGCGAGTCTTGCCCGAGGCGATGCCGCCTTTCTTGCCCAAGGCCCTTGCTTCTTCCTTGCTTCGCTCCCGCATCGTCACCAAGTTTTCAGAGCCCGGGCGGGCGGGATTTTTCTTGCTGTCAGTCATCGCTTCACCCTCTTATATCGTGCTGGCAATTTGCCGCGGATGATCCCTGCGCACAGGGCCCAGACGGTGGATTTCGGCATGTCCATAATCCGCGCGATTTCTCGTATCGCGCAGCCCTCTTCGCGCAGGGCCAGAACCTGATCGACTTCGTGGTCGGTCCACCGGACGAAGACAGAGTCCTCGCCGATGCGAATGCCTGCTGCGCTAACGGCCACCATCTCTGTTCTCTCGACGGAAGCGCTCGGGGCTGAGCTCGCGGGCCCGAGCGATTGCGTCCTCGATGAGCTTTTTGCGCTCAAAGCTGTCTTCTGGCAGTTTTGCTGCGGCCTTTGCGGCTTCAACGAGCACTTCTGTCGCTGTGGGCGGGAGGTAGCTTGAGACGAAGTCTTTTTTTTTGAAGACATCCTTTTCTCCCTGTTGCTTTTTCTTGGCCATAGGAATCTCCCTAAAGTTCGTTACCCATAAGGCGGCAAAAATCGTTAAGCCGCACCATGGCGATCCAACCATGGCCGTCGGCGCGGGCCATGACGACGGGGATTTGGCTCGGCTCGGTGCACGCCGCCTCGCTCTGCGCCATCCACTCGTAGACGTTGCCGATACGCGCCCGGCGCTTGCACTCGATGCGAAAAGGCCCGACGGCGATGTCGGTGCCGCCGTCGCGGGTTTGAGACAAGTTCCTGTGCGCGTCCACGCCCAAGACCTCGTTGAGGATGCGGCACACCTCGCGCTCCCCGGCGGCGCCCTTCGTTCGCTAAGACTTACCCATGCTTGACCTCCTTTTGCGCCTGAGCGCGGCGCAGATCGCGGACAGTATCGAGGTATCCGAGCTGAAAACGCGTCCAGAGCTCGGCGCTGCGTCTGTAAAGCGTGCGATGCTGCGTAAGCGAGTGTCCCGCGAGAGCGGCCTTGCGTCCCTCGTCGTAGGCGTCTTGTCTTCTGTCGATAGTCACTTTTTTTCCATTCGGTTGCCCCCGTGAGATGATTGAGGCGTGTTCCCCAACACAACCATCAACCACCCCACGGAGGATTTCTTTCTATGGTTAGAGATGTTTTGTGTCGCGCCATTCAAGAGAGACACATTGTTCGATTCACCTATCACGGCTACAGCCGTACTGTTGTACCTGCCGCATTCGGCCTAAGTAGCGCAAAAAACCTCGTGCTTCGCGGCTACCAAACAGAAGGCGGTAGCCAGTCAGGACGACACGCTCCGTTTTGGACGCTTTACCGTGTCTCAGACTTCCAAGCGCTATTCGATACCGGGATTCGTTTCGAAGCCGCGCCAGTCGGCTACAAGCCCGGAGATAAAGGAATCTCAGATATCTACGCTGAGCTTTAGCCTGTGCTCCACAATCACACGGGCCTGCCGGATAAGCAGGCTCGTTGTGCACGGCGCAGTCGGAGTCGTGGAGGATCTGGCTCATACCGCCACCCCGAAAACGTCCGCCGAGAGCGGTTTGCGCCGGCTCTCTCCGGAGAACTGTTGCGGAACGCACTTGCCCTTTATGCGGTCGACGAGGCGCTCACCGATCACAGGCGCAAGCTGCTTCGGCTTCAGATTCGACAGGAAGATGGTCGGGCGGTTCTCTGACAGCCGAGCGTCAATCACTTCGAAGAGCAGCGTCTGCTCGTTGGCGGTGCCGGACTGGACGCCAAGCTCGTCGAGCACGAGAAGGTCAAGGTCGACGTACCGGCGAACGGCGGCATAGGAAGACGTCTCGGAGTCCGGGCGCCACTGCGCGCGGATGTAGCCGATTAAGTCCGACACGCGCGTGTAGAGTCCCGTGACGCCCTGGGGGATAAGCTCCTTGAGGATCGAAACCGCCAGATGACTCTTGCCCGTGCCGGGGTTTCCGAAGAAAAGAAGGCCGTAGCCGCCTGCCCTGGCTTTGTCCCACCCCGCGACGAAACGCTTGCACAGGTCCAGCGCCTGCTTGAGCTCGTCGGTGTCGGCATCGAAAGTCTCGAAGGACTTCTCGGCAAAGTCTTCCGGGATGCAGGCTCGTCCGAGAGAATCCTCGATGCGTCGCAGCTCGCGCTCGGCTTCAATCTGCGCCATCTCAGCCGCCTGCACCTTTGCTCTCTCTTGCTCGAGAATTCGGCGGCATTCCGGGCAGTAGCCGTCGCTTTGCTTTTGGCCGTTGGCAAAAACGACTCGCGCTAGGTACGGGCCGTGAAGCGGACAGCTGCGCTGCTCGTCGTGCCAGTGCAAGCCGCCGAAATCCTTGCAGTTGAGGATCGTGCCGAGCGGCATGCCGAGCGGCATCGGTTCGGCTTCGTCCAAAAATTCGGTTTCGAGTTCCATCAGATTCCCCAGTCGATGCTTCCATCGGGTTTCTTCGCATCGGCGTAGTAGTCCTCGTCGAAGCGAATGTGCGTGTTGTGGTCAGGTACGGTCGTCTTGCTCTGAGAGCTCTCCGGATACTCTCTGCCGATCCAGCCGAGGAAGATTTTTCGCCAGTTGCCGACGGTTTTCTTCGTCGTGGTCGGCGCATAGCGACCGCGGAGCTTGAGGAACACGCGCTCAGGCGTGATGTCCCGGCGGATGCTCAGAGCCGCTGTACGCCATTCGGCTGGCAGTTCGTCAGGGAAGGAAACGGTCGGCTCTCTTTTCGACCTTTTCGCTTCTTTTTCTTGAGCATCTACTACTACTGGTTCTTGGTTATTGGTTATTGGTTCTTGGTTATTGGTTAGGCATGGTTTCGCATGCGCTTCGGATACGTTCGCATGCGATTCGCATGCGTTCGCAGACAATTCGGATGCGACTCGCTTCTTTGCCCAGCGTTTTTTTGCGTTTTCGGCGTTGATCGAACCCCTATCTTTGAAGCTAGCAAGCTCTTCATCGAACTCTTGACAGACATAAAAACCATCTCGTTCAGTGAAAAAACGCTTCAAAACGATGCGAAGACTCGTTTCGCACTCCAGTGGCATTAAGTTCGCAATGCGATCGCATGCGATTCGCATGCCATTCGCAAAATATTCGTCTTTCAAGATCACATAGATGCCGATCTGCTCGGGCGTCAGGAAACGCGTCTTCGCCGCGAATTCGCCAATGTTGTGCGTGTAATAGTGCATCTCAGACCTCTGCCGCCCGCGCCTTGACGCGCAGTGCCTGCCTGTACGCGGACCAATCTTCTGTCGGGAGCAACTCTTCAGGGGTTACAGCACGGCCTGTCGCAAGCGAAATTTCAATCGCCTGTCTGGGCGACGGGAGCCTTTTCCCGAGCTTGATCTCAGAAATTCTCGACGGGTCACATCCAAGCACACGAGCAAGTCGCGCCTGCTCTCCCGCCGGGCAATTATCGATGTAATTTGTAAGTTTCATAGCGACCTACACTATATCTCAATAGCGCAATCATAGCACAGACAGCAATTGTTTTGTAGCACGATTAGCATAAAATGGACAACGGATCACTGCTGGAGACTCCAATGCCTACAATCGATGAAATCCGACGCGCAAATTTGCTCATTCAGTTGAGCAAACACCCCTCAATCGCCGAGTTCAACGCAGCCCTTGGGCGGAAAAGAAACGATCCAACAGTGGCCCTCATAAAGAACCGGCAGCCAAATAGAGGCAAACCCAGGGTGATGGGAGCCAAAATCGCAAGAAAGATAGAAGAGAGTTTGGGGTTGCCCGCCGGTTGGATGGACGAGGACCACTCAGAACAGCCCGCCGAAATTAAATACATCGATGACGCCGGACTATTCCGAGTGAAGACAATTTCGTTGCAGGGGAGTGTGGCGACGATGGCGGATCCGATTAACTTAGATAAATCTATTTTTAGAAAGTATTTCCCAGGGGCGAAAGCAGAAGATTACGCGGCGGCTGCCGTGCAGGACGATTCGATGGCCCCTACGATAAAACAAGGCGATAGAGTACTCATTGAAACAAGCAACCCGGGGTTTTCAAAAGACGGTTGCTATTGCTTGCTTGCGGCAGGCCGCTACCTTTTGCGCAGGCTGACAATGCGCCTTGACGGAGTTTTGATGGTGAGTGCGGATGGTCATCCTACCGAGACGGCTCAGCCACTGGAGTCGTACTCCGGAGTTCAAATCGTCGGACGAATTGTCTATCTTTGGACAGGCAGACTCATGTGACTCTCTCCTGATCGAACAAACCGCCGAAAGGCGGTTTTTTTGTGCCCAAAACTTTTGATCGATATCAAACATTGCACGCTGTGCATTTTTTTATATTGCGCAGAGTAGCACGCCGTGCTATAGTTCGCTCATATCAGAAAGCGCTACGAAATAGCGCAAAGAGATATAGACGGCCACGATCCGGGGAGGCACCCCGGGGAGCCCGAAAGTTCTTCCCTGTGGCTACCGAGGGGCAAATCGGAAGCCAGACCGGACGTATTTACGGCCGGAAGCGCAGAGGCCCTGTGAGCCGAGCCCGTGCATCGTCCCTTTTGGACGCGGTGCTGCGCCTACTGAGAGAAGGCCAATTGATGCGCCTGCTTCGGCGGGCGCATCTGTGGGTTTTTTCAAGGAGCAAATCATGCTGAACGTCAACGAAGTCACCACCAAGATCGAAGAGTCGGACATGACCAAAGAAGCCAAGCGCATCCTCATCGATGCCGTCGAAGGCTGCACCGAGGCGAACGGGGAGCGCGCCGATCGTGGCGACGTGCTCGACGCGCTCTGTGACGGCGCCTACCTCGAGCAAATTGGCGCTGACGATCAGGCCGCCGTCGAGCAGGCCTACGGCTTTGCGCAATCTCTTTGACCATCTGCAAGAAGCTCGAGGTTCTGAGCCAAAGGAGCCATGACGGCTGGATCAAACCAAAGGCCTAGCGCGGAAAGATGTAACGGTCTTGCCGGCTTTTAACTGGACTCGTCGAGAAATTCGTTATAGTTCTGATGTTGAGAAAGGATTCGCAAATGACCAATGTGCTTCGGGTCGTCTCTGCCGGGGTTGTAGCATTAGGCTCTCCCTGGATGCCGAAACGGTACCCAAAATTCAGCAACACTCCATTTTCGGATGATCGCAAGAAACTGCATCAGGATTACTTGCGCGTACAAAAAGATCTCCGCAGGAGTATCGCCAAAGTGAAGGAAGAAAATGCCGCAGAAGCACACCGCCGTTGAAATGAAGGATCCGTCCGGCAATCAGCTTCGGGCCGTATCTCAGGAAAACGACTTTCCACTGCCGCCCGTTGGCGAGCTTGAAAAGCTTCACCAATTCCGCCCGGATCTAGTCGACAAGGTTCTGACTATGACAGAGCAGGAAGCAAAGTTCCGACGCGAAAGGATGCTCAGGATCGATACGTTCATTCATCGGCAAAACATGCTTTCGGCAGGCGGTTCTGTCGCAGTGGCTATTGTGGCGTTCCTGGGAGCCATTTACCTGGCATTTAATGGCCACGATTGGGCAGCCGTCGGACTGGTCGGCTCCACTCTCGGAGTTGTCGTTTACGCAATTAGCCGATCTAACAAATGAAGAACGCGTACTAACCACAAGCCCGCCTCGCGCGGGCTTTTTCGTATCCAGGCCTCCGAGAAATCGGGGGCTTTTTTATTGCCCGAATCCAGGGAGAACACCATGAGAGAGCGCGAAATCGTAGACGCGATCAAAGCCGCATGCGACGAAGGCGGCGAGTTTTTGGAAATCTGCTCCGCCGTCGCCGAGCGCTTCGGCGTGGAGCAGGGATATGTCGAAAAGCTTTACGACGAGATCGACTGCGGAGACTGGGACGAAGACGACGAGGAGGACGAGGAATGAAAAAAGAGCGGGTTTTGCTTGAGCACTTCAGCGACCAGTACACAAGCAGAGACTGCGAAAAGGCACGTCCGATCTGGTCGGAAATCGCTGCTCAATTCGAGTACATGGCCACCGAGTACGCTGAACAGCACGCGAGCACGACCGAGGTCATGGTCTGCTTGAAGGACTGGATCGCTGAGACGCTGGAAGAGAGCTTCGGCGCTAAGCAAGAGGCACGCGAGTTGCGCCAGAGCGTGGTCGACGACCTCAACGGCGCGATCGAGCTCGAAGAAGAGCAGCAGGCCATGCGCTGGGCCTGAAAGGAGAGCGTGATGAAAAAGCTCGAATGCGTCACCACCTGCAACCGCACGCAGATTCGCTTCGTATCGGCCGATGCCGGGAAGACGTGGGACATCGTGATCCATGACGATCATGCGCACCGGACCTGCTTCTTGGGCGTGCCTCTCGCTGAGTTTAAGCAACTGTATTGGACGCTCAAGCTGAGCGAGGGCGAGTGCTTCTCTACACCCGCCGAAGCGGCGCTGCGGGTTGAAAAAAGCTACGGCACGCTGACGCTGGTGTGGAGCAACTGCCGCGTCGAGATCAGCGCCGACTGGCGAGAAAACGACATCTGCGAGCAGCTCGAAGACTTCTTCGGCTACGCAAGGAGCGAAGGTTATGACCTCGATCTTTAAGCGCTTGACAACACGTGACAAACACGGAGACTCACCGCTTTCCATGGCCGCGTTTGCGGCCTTTTTCATTGTCACGTTCCTGTGGCTCGGCTACCTGCCGCACCTCAAGGAGATTTTCGATGCGATCTTGTGAAGCGCTACTTGAGCTTATGGCCGAACTGGCGCGGCTCAAGTCTGACGGGGTGTGGTCGGCGTACGAGCAGTGCTACTTCAAGTACGCCCGCTCACGCATCAAGCTTGACGACTACGCTGACGCGGTCGGGTATCTCGATGCGCTTGACAAGGTTCTTCAAAAGAAGCGCGAAATGCTGCTGCGCCTGCGCACACTGGTAAATGAGGAGACTCTCCCATGAAACACACGATCGACGAACTCTTCGACACAGACCCGGCGCTTGCGCAATGGAAACACAACTTCGCCCGGGCCGACAAGATGCGCCGCCGGCGCCTCACGTGGGAGCGCTGGCGCCCCGCAGTGATTGCGACAGTCATCACCGCCGCGGCACTCGCTGCCGCAGCGTCCGAAATTCTCCCATTGCTTTAAGGAACAGACATGACAGACACAACCCCCGCCGCCGAGGCAAAGGCGGCCCCCACCATCTTTGACGCGCTTGCCGCTGCGCAGTCAGAGTTCGGCCCCGTCCGGAAGAACGGCAAGGCGAACTACGGCAAGTACGCCACGCTCGATGAAATCCTCACGGCCACGCGGCCTGCTCTCAACCGTCACGGGATTTTTCTGTGCCAGAAGGTTGAAGCGGCAGACGGCGGCCTGACGGTCGAGACCCTGCTCTGTCACAAGGGCGAGACTCTGACGAGCGGCAAACTTTTCATGCCGATCACGGCGGTAAAGGGCGGCAACGCCGCTCAGGCCATGGGCAGCGCGCGCACATACGCCTGCCGATACTCTCTTGCGAGTTTCCTCGGCATTGCCGCTGACGACGATGATGACGGCGCCGGCGCAGGCCGCAGGCAGGAGGCCGAGCAGGCACTGACGCAAGAACTTGTCGACTCTGCAAAGCACGCAGCGTCCTGCGGCATGCAGGGCTATACGGCCTTCTGGAAGGGTCTCGGCAGTGACGCGCGCCGCGCTCTCACCACGAGCGGGTGGCACGACCAGCTGAAGCGAATGGCTGCCGAGGCCGATAAGGGGGCTGAGTGATGTCAGAAGTCGAAGGTGCGGGTAACCCGCTACAGCGCACAGCCGCGTGGTTCCACGATCGGTGCGGTTGCCTGACGGCATCCCGCGCCGCGGCCGTGCTCAACCGCCGCAAGGACGGCAAACCCACGGCGGCCTATGAGGCCTTGATCGAAACACTCATCTGTGAGCGCGTGACGGGGCAGTGCGAAGGCATCGGCACCACGGCCGCAATGCAATGGGGTGTTGACCATGAGGACGAGGCGCGTGAGGTGTACGAGGAGCGCACAGGCGAACTCGTTGACCTCGTCGGCTTCATCCCGCACCCGTCGGTGAGCTACTTCGGCGCGTCCCCGGACGGGCTTGTCGGTGCTGATGGCCTGCTCGAGATCAAGTGCCCGTACTCCTCGCAAAAGCACCTTGCCCGCGTGGCTGAAGGCGTTGTTCCAGAAGAGTACAAGCCCCAGATGCTCGTGCAGCTCCTTTGCACGGGAAGAAAGTGGGTCGACTTCGTGAGCTACGACCCGCGCCTTATCGGTCCGTGGGAAAAGGCCCGCTTCTTTCTGATCCGGTTCGAGCCGACTCAGGCCGAACTTTCCGCCGCGCTTGAAGAGTGCCAAGAGTTTCTGGCGATCGTCGATGAGCGGCTGGGTGCGCTTAAGAAAAAAATCGCGTGACGCAAAACAAACCAGAAGGCGCCTCCAGTTTGTGTATCTGTGGTACACCAACTAAATGAGCGGAACTACTCAGGATTTCTTACAGGTTCGCCAAGAAGGCTCCAGAGGTGCCGTGCCATGTTCGCGCGGCTCCTCTGGCATGTCCCTGCCGCCATTTTAGAGTTGACAGGAGAACACCTCATGTCGCATAATCACCCCGTCACGCGAGTAAAAAGCGTGATCGGGCGTCAGAAACCCGGATGACACCTACAGGCGCACATAGCCGCCTTTCGTTCACTCGACCGAGCGGATTTTTTGTGCGCGCATCACCTTCATGGGTGAGGCCTGCGGGCAGCTTCGTGCTGGCCGTGTCCTGTAGGGCGGTTTTCTGACCCCGCAGTGCCTCGCTCACCACCGTCAGAAAGTGGCGCGAGGCTCCTTGCAATACACTACAGGAGTCTTGCCATGCAAGCCACATCATCCTCCGAACTGAGGACATACGACCTCGCGTTCGCTGTAAGCCACGCCATCACCGGCGATTTGGCATCCGAAGACCTCTCCACCGCACGTTCCGAAATTTCGCGCGGCTGTCAGGCGGTTATGACCGCCCTATCCGACGCTCTTCTCTCAAAAAGCCCGTTGCTCGACATCCAGTCTGCGACCGACGCTATCCGTCTCTGCGCCTCCCTGCTCGAGACGCTCGAAGTCATCCACACCGCAACCGAAATCGAAGAGGAATAATCATGCAAGACCTTATCACCATCAACAATGACGGCGTGGCCGTCGTCGACTCTATCACAATCGCCGATGGCGTCAAGGTTGAGCATCGGGCCGTGCTCCAGCTCATCCGCAAGTACATCCCTGATTTTGAAGCGTTCGGCCCTATCGCATTTGAAATGCGGAAGGGTAAAGCGCTCCCCCAGGGCGGGTTTGCGAAGGCAACCGAGGTTGCCTGGCTCAACGAGGACCAAACGACGCTGCTCTTCACCTTCCTGAAAAACACCGAGATCGCCCGCAAGCTCAAGATCCGTCTCGTGCAGGCGTTCCGTCAGTGCCGGGACGAACTCGCAAAGAGCCGCGCTCAGCAAATCCCCCAGAGCCTGCCCGAGGCACTGCGACTTGCCGCGGACCTCGCCGAAAAGAATCAGACCCTCGCGCTGAAGGTCAAGGAAGACGAGCCCAAGATCAGCTACCTCGATAGGATCATGGCGGCCAACGAGTCGATGACAATCACCAACGCGGCAAAGGTCATCGGCTACCCGCCCCGCAAGTTCAAGGACTACATGCGGCAGATCGGGTTTCTCTACGCGAGCGCGGACACGCCAAAGCAGGAGCACATCCTTGCCGGCCGCGCGGTCCTGCGCTACGCCCACTGGACCGACTCGAACGGGAACCCGCAGGAAAAGCCGTACTGCCACCTCACCGCAAAGGGCTTGCAGTACATCTGCGAGAAGCTGGCTAAAGACGGGCTGCTTGAGCCGACTCTGAAGTTTGACGCTGCGTAAGCAACTCAGTAAGCCGCCTTCGGGCGGCTTTTTGCTGCTCGACTGGGATGGCACCGATAAGGGCTGGTGTGTCACGGCCTGGGCAGAGTTGCAAGAGCCCGGTGACTGTCAAGTGATCTTTCCGCGATTTGCTTAAAAGTAGGGTTATTCCCAACTAACGGTTAAACATGCTACCCGCGCGGCCGTAAGGCCTTCAGCCTGTGGGGATCGCTCGCCG